CACGAACTCTGCGTATTCTGCGGGGACAATGATATCGTCCCCGTAGACACGCACCTGGCCCAGGAGGGTATATACATCCCTCCTGGTCAGACGGCGTGGGCGATCCCACCGCTCCCAGTCCAGTGTTGAATCTGGGCCGGGGCAGGGTAAGCCCACAACGGCTGCGCCACGTTCGATCCCCATGAAGACCACGGTGCAAAACACCAGGGCCTCTACGGGAAACGTGGTGGCGGAACCCATGGACGCGAACTTGGCGAGACGGATCGTCTTACCAAGTACATCAGCCTTCCTCGACCTCGTAGCATCCACCGCAGCAAACAAGTCGCGGTAGTTACGGAAGAGGTGTCGTACATGCTGATTCGAGACACGGTCAGAAGCCTCACTCAGATCGAGTGTGGCCAAGGATCCATCATAGGATCCCTGCTTCGCGAGCCTCCTGTTAGGAAGCTGCGAGTCTGAACTCACCAAATCCCGGGCGAAGTCATCGTTCCGGAATTCTGTGTTGAGAACCTCGAGGATACCCTGCTGCATATATTGCATCGCAGTAGGCTCGATGGCGATCAACCGGGGTGTCTTGAGCGTCTTGGGGACATCAGTTACCCGAACAGGTAACTCGTCCCCGGGCGAGAGGACGGACATCCCCTCGAGTACTTCCCAGTACCGAGGGTGATCCGACGGGACTACGTTCTCCCTTGCAGGGAAGACGTCTTCCAGCCGGCTGGTCCACAGACTCTGGTCGAACTTACGGTTTCCCGTGAGTCGGTCTGCAGTCTGACCCGGTCCGTGCTTTGGTAGCACTCCAGCCGCGCGGATTTGATTGTCCACGCGACTGAAAAGATTGCTCCAAAGCAGGCGAGAGACGCGATCAAAACGATCGCGACTATCTGCTGACCAGTTACGGTCGGCATCTCGTACCTCCATCTCTGTCTGGATGAAACGATCGAACGCTGCCTGCGTCCTTTTGGGCGTACAGGGCAGCTCGATCTTGCTGAAGAACAGACAAGTCTGTCTCACAGCAAACAGCGCTTCGGGTGAAGCGTCATCCAGCAGCCTGCCATCTCCATCGTTGAAGACGAGCCGAAGGAAACCTCCGAGAAATCGGGGGAGCCCTGTCTGTGAGTTCCGGCGGAAGCCGGTCCACAGATCGTCGGTGACCCTACCCTGCTCGAGACCTTTTTCGAGGTCCTTGCAGAATTGGGGGAGTGTGAGCGTCAAGAACGACTCACCCTCACCTTCAACGCGCGCCGCGATCGTTTTGAGATCGCGGCTGGTGCTCACGCCGCATTGGCTGCCCAGTTCTTCGAGCAGCACGTGCAGAAGCATGATCGGGCTTTTCATCTGGCGCCTCTCTACATATGGGAGGTTGGCAGAATTCCCGGCCCATGGCGCGTCCCCAAGCGCCCCCGCAGTCAGAGCTCGCAGCTCCCACGCGACGTAGACCTGTCCGCAAGGACAGGTCCACAGAAACGTGGAAACCTCTTGCTCCTCAGCGAGGAACGCTTGAAGACACAGGGAGAACTGAAGTACTAGTTCTCACCACCCAGCAACTGGGTGACCTTGGCCCCCGACGAAGCAGTGAGGTAGGCGGTGAAACCGTCCACCAGCTGCTTGATCTCCGTGTTGGTGAACCCGTTGATCGGATGGTCTACCACCATGTAGACCGTGGCGTTCGACGCCACGTTCCGATCAGGAATGAACGGGTCCGCGGAGATCTTGTTGAGGGTCAGACGGATCTGACGACGGTACCGCTTGCCGTTCTGGTGGCGGACCGTCATGTAGACCGTGCCGTCCGAGTTTCGGAAGGCACCGAAACCATCGCCGGACGAAACACGCGCAAGCGTGTTCGCGATCGCGTTGATGGTTACGGTCTGTGGGTCTGAGTATGCCATGGGACAGTGCTCCTGACTTGACCAGGTCACTCATGTGCCTGGAATTGAGTTGTGGACGCTGACCGGATGCCAACGCCTGCTACGCAGTGGGTGATTAATCCACGCGCAGCGCTTGGTGCCCCTTAGACATTCCAAGGGCACCAATGATGGACCATTGCTTGGGGCTGAACGCCCCAGCATCTAGCCCGAAACCGTATGGTGTCGCACGCTTCCTGTTCTTCCACAGGGTTGTGGCAGAGAACGTAGGCGTACCGAGAGTCTGACCGTCGCGAACGGCGGACAGCATCCCGGGTGCGGTGTAGTAACGGGTAGCACGTACTTCGTGCATGATGTACCCGTACCGCATGACAAGGTTGTCGCTGGAGAACATCTCAGCGGTCTTTAACAGACCACCAAAGTTGTAGTTCCAGTCGATCAACCAGGACCACGGCGTTAACTCCCAGATCACTGAGGGCGTGATAGATGCCCCAAGGAGTAACCGCGCTCGTTCCTCGTACGCTTGCAGCTCGTCAAGTTTTCCTTCGACGTGCTGTAGGAAGTACGTGAAAGCGGACGCGAACGTACACCTGACCTTAACATGGTCGGAAACTGTGTACGTTGCCGTTCTCGGAGTGATGAAGCTACTTGAGACCGATC